CCACCAAGTACCCTTAGGGAGTACCGCCAAGTGCCGAAGTCCTAAACGCGCAGCGTTTAGGGTAACAAGTACTCTTAATGTCAAGACTCGCTTTGCGAGTCTGACCTATTAAGTGTCATATTTCGCCACTTGGCAGCACCCTTAGGGAGTACTTAAATTAAGTACTCCACGGTAGCGGTATATTACGTCTTGCGAAAGAACAGTATATAATTCATTGGCCCAAAATGCGGTTTAGACTTTTCAGGAAGTTGTGCCACCGTCTCATCATCATATATATTCCACTCACCCGTAGTAGGACATTTAATTTGTGCATTATAATGTCCTCCTCCGGTTGAACCATGGTGATTTATAAGAGACTGCAGCCCATATTCTGCAAGACGGCTTTTTTCAGGGCTTTCCTCAGCAAACCAATCAGTAAACTTTAGAGCAATATTTGTGGTAAAGTTGGCATTGCATTTAGTGCCATTATGATTGAAGCGCTTCAATACCACTATAAGATTTTGAGGCAGTTTCCAAAATTTCCTATAAATTATACCAGGGTGGCGTTTGGGTTTGGGTAAATCGGAACCTTTTGGAACATCAGGTGAACACTTATCACACGAATACTCATCAATATGCTCTCCTTGAAATTGATGGTTCATGCACTCAATAAGACTGGCTGGCTTCTGTTCGGGAAATTCCACTACCAATTCACTAAAGGCTTCATATCTACAACTCCTATTTTGACAGCCTTGGCATATAACCGTAACCTGCATCAATCCCCAGAAATAATCTACAATAGGAGAATAATTAGGTGCAACTTTGTCCTTCCAAGAATTCAACGCTTGATATATAGGTGAATATTCGGGTGCTAAAATGTTTAGTTTTAAAGGACGTTTCATACCCTCATGAAGTTGATCAATTATGAAAACTAGTGCTTCGTGACTATCGTGTTGTAAGGGGGTAATCATATGATCAAACATTGTTCCATGCAAAGCTTTGCGAAAGAAATGTACAAACCCGGCTGGTCTAAGATAGGCTGGAGGAGTGCCCGACCACAAATCATGTATAAGGGTTTTATATGCATTACAAAGAGCACCCTCCTTTGATTCTAAATCATTTATCCATTTATCTGAATGTTTATTAAAGAATACTGTTAAATCTGGAACATGGCGCAGACATTGTAAAACAGAATTGAGATAACACGTATTTCCTATATTCATAAGACCAATTTGCCCTTTTTTACCTTCCATTTGATACCCGAGTACGTAAATTTGAATCATTCATTTTTTTAACCTACTAGTACAAGTAAAAAGATGTCCTACGAACGCGTATACAGTGTAGGGCTCCTAGATGATCTTCACAATTATTTCCCAAGAATTCTATATAGACCCGAGCAGTTTAATAATGTTCAAGAAATATTATCGTATGTTCAAGCGGCTACGCAGAGACGCTTTAATCTATTTGATCATGGAAGAAGATTATATGAAGATTCCAGTGTACCTCTACCAAGAAATACTCATATTCGAATGGAAGAAGCCGACTTTGTTCCTATTCTTAGAGCATTTATAAATGTACCTACGCGTGTAACACGCACCACTGGTATAAATAGTCTATTTCAGGATGTTATTGTGAATGCCTCTCAAGATTTAATTGAAAATGCTTCTAGACAGATAACATTAGAAGAAGATTTAGATATTGGTTGTTCGGTCTGTCAAGATGATATGAGGCAGGGTGAATTAATCCGAAAACTGAATGTCTGTGGTCATATGTTTCATATATCATGTGTTGATACTTGGTTTCTTAATGAGTCTGTTTTATGTCCAACTTGTCGACATGATATACGACAACCTAGACGGATTTCACCTGTATTGACATCAACGCATGAGACACCTTCAACAAATTCTGAAAGATTACCTGAAATAACAGAAAATGTTACAACTCCTCCTGCTACTACTAGATTACCAGTATTGCCCCCGGCACCTTCTAGAGTTAATTTGAGACAACGTGGATCAGATACACAAGATTTACTAAATGCGATATTTAATATAAGACAGTATTAGATTTATGGGTTCAAGATACAGATTGCAAAATACATATTATACATATAAAGTTATAGAAGAAGTACTAGGTCCGGATGTAGTTGAAAAATTAAAACAATTAAAACAACTTACAGATGGAAAGAAAAGTAATATTCTGTCACTTCGTCAATATGTAGAAGAAACAGGTCCTACTACACAATGTAATAATGTGATTGGTAGGGTTACAACTTATAACGGTAAAAATTTAATAGTTAATGGTAAAATTGGATGCACAGTCTGTTATATTTGTGGTTTACCTTTGTTAGATAGAAAATTAAAAACAACGGGTATGACTCCAGAATGTGAACATAAACTGCCAATAGTTGCAGGCGCAATATATTTAGAATTATATTCAACTAAAAAAAAAACAAAAATAATTACTGATGATCAGTATAATCATAGAATTAAATTAATGTATGGTTGGGCACACGATGTTTGCAACAAAGAAAAAAGTGATATATTTCCATATGTTTTAGTGAGGAAAGAACCTGTTGGAGGTGGTGGTGGTGGTGCTCCTGCTGCGGCACCACTTTCTGTGACTGCCCCTGTTGCTTCTCGTGCTCCTCCTGCTTCTATTGCGGCTCAACCTCCTGTTGCCCCCCCTTCTATTGCGGCTCAACCTCCTGTTGCTCCTCCTTCTATTGCGGCTCCACCTCCTGTTGCTCGTGCTTCTATTGCGGCTCCACCTCCTGTTGCTCGTGCTTCTATTGCGGCTCCACCTCCTGTTACTCGTGCTTCTATTGCGGCTCCACCTCCTACTAATAGCTTGATGGACGGTGGGGCACGTAAACAAGGCCATCATCCTTTTAAACAACATAAACAAGGCCACAATCGTTCTAGAAAACGTGGTTTTAAAGTACTAAACAAAACAAGAAAGAATCTCGGGCCGAATAAACCTGGGATGAATAAACCCTTGCTGAAACCCCCCCATGAAGTTAAACGTAAAGGGAAAGGGATAATACAAGTACCTTATGATATAAATAAAGATATAAATTTAAGCAATTTGAAAATACTTATTAAGAATAAAGTAGTTTTAAATTCTACACCGCACTATTATGGTGATGTACTTATTTTAAATAAAGATATTATTATCAATCTTTTAAAAAATATATGGAATACTAAAAGAGAAAACTCTTCATATTTTAAAAAAACTTTAGTAAATATATATGAAACAGAAACAGAATTTATAGAATATAGATATAATTATCTTGCAAATATTTTCAATGAAATATCTAGTTTTGTTAATAAAACAACAACTTCAAATAATATTTCTGCAACATATTTACTTATGTTAGCAGGTATGACCGAATTTTTAACTTGTAGACCAGATTTAGCAAGAGATGTGGGTTTACCTTATATAGATATGGCGACCATCAAAGAAAACGGTGTTGATATTGCTAAAAGTGCTGTTGCTAAAACTATGGAAGGTATGATAAATGAAGAGAATATGGAAGGTATCTTAAATGAAGATGTAACTGAAATTAAAAAAGCAACAAAAATACTAGAGAGCCTTAGAGTACCTATGAGAAAGGAAATTGAAAGAGCAACACAAATACTACATAGCATTAGAAATCCTGTGAGACAACCATGAGTTCCAATATAAAGTACCGTGGAGTACTTAATTTAAGTACTCCACGGTACACCTTTGGTCTGTAAAATTATTCAGTTTATAGAGACATAATACGCAAATCATCGGGTAATTGCTCTACTACAATGGAATAATGATCCTCAATATCTTTCATCAGACGTTTATCCTCATTAGACAGAAGATTAATAGAAGTACCCTTACGACCAAAACGACCAGATCGACCAATGCGGTGAATATAATTATCCATTTGCGTTGGTAACTCATAGTTGATTACCAGGCTTACTTGTTGCACATCAATTCCTCGGGCAAGAAGATCTGTGCTAATAAGTACACGTGTCTCACCTTTACGAAATGAAGTCATACGATCCATGCGGTCCTTTACATCCATATCGCCATGAATACAGGTAATAGGAAACCCGGCATTTGTCATTTTCTCTGCTAACCACTCTGCTTTTTGGCGCTTGTTGCAATAAATAAGGCCCTGGGCAATATTTAGATTCTTATATAAATCTAAAAGCACCTCAAATTTCCACTCCTCTCTATCAAGGTCTACGCGATACTGTCGAATACCCTTGAGGCTGACCTCCTCAGGAGGAACAAGAATACGCACAGGATTTACCAAGAGTCCCTCGGCAAATTCTACTACACTTGGATTCATAGTAGCACTAAATAGTGCACAGCGCGTAGTAGAAGGGAATCCCATATCAAGAATATATTGCAACTGTTCTCTGAACCTGTCCTCTAACATTTGATCTGCCTCATCAATAATAATAACCTTGATATGCTCAGTAGTCAGTGCCTTACGATTCATTAAATCATAAATACGCCCAGGTGTACCTATTAGAAAGTGTACACCACGCTCAAGGGTACGCACGTCATCACGGACTGGTGTCTTTCCCATAGCAGCATATACCTTAAGACCCATCATGGCTCCCAAAGAAGATGCTACAAATTGAATCTGTTGAGCAAGTTCACGAGTCGGCGCCATGCAGAGAACTTGAACCTTTACTATACTTAGATCAACCCGAGCCAGACTACCAATAACAAAAGTACCTGTTTTTCCAGTACCCGAATTTGCCTGTGCCAAAATATCCTGCGCGTCGGCAATAGGCTTAATCGCCTTTTGTTGGATTTTAGATGGCTTTTCAAAGCCATATGCGTATATACCTCGAAGCAACTCCGATGGAAGGTTCATGTCATCAAACTTCTCGTAGTCCTTATAATCATATTCTTCAACAGCCATACCTATATTAATAAATAAAAACATTCAACTTTAGGCCAATGCATATTAATAATATTGGATACCAGTAGATATGAATAACAGTGAAAAATCAGTAACACGTTGTAAAAAGCGGTATTGCCCTAAATTCGCATTACGGCAAAAGCAATTAACAGAAAAACTTACTAAAAATCTCACTCGTAAAGTTAAAGGAGGGTTTAAAAATAAGGAATTAGAAAAATTAATTAAAAATATCATAAAATCTACAAAGAATAGTAAAACATTAGATACAGAATTACTTGAAAATTGTGCAAAGGCATATTGTAATCCCTCTTGCAAAGATACTATATTTCAAGCAGGGTCTCAATTTCCTAAATCAGTAGAGTCCCAGTTAAAAAAGGAAAAACATGGTGATATTGTTTTAGATATTATAAAAAAAACAAGGAAAAATATATTTGGAAATAAAAAAAATGTATTAGTGAATGACTTTTATAAAGATCTTCCAAAAGATAAAGTGGATAAAATACAAAAACAGGGCGCAATTTCTGGTTGTACTGCGGCTATAATATGAGTTAATGTGGCCTAAAAAATGAATCAACCCCTATAGCAGAATATAGGTATGGCAGACGATGAACAATATGATGCGGATGGCGATCAATATGATGAGGAGCAGGAGGTTGAAGATGACGCCCTTATAGAGGGTGAGCAAAAGCGTGACTTGGGAAGAGAGCTTTTGAGATTTCACCCAGAAGCTCGTCTTGATACAATTGAAAGCGTTGCAATGGAAGTTATCCTTACGAATGTCCCCCCGACATTTACAAATGCAGACGGCCAAGTAGATAAACATCACCGAAGTGCACCCTTTCTCACTCAATATGAAAAGACCCACATTTTGGGTTTCCGGACACACCAACTAAGTATGGGTGCTAGGCCCTATATTGCCATACCAGCACATGTAACGGATCTACGAGAGATTGCCCGACTTGAATTGGAGGCAAGACGCCTACCTATTATTGTAAAACGACCCATGCCAGATGGAACATTTGAGAAGTGGCGTCTATCCGATCTTCTCATTCTATAGGAACCGTTTCGGATATGTATTTTTCATAGGATACCAAATCCATGGAATATTCTATGATATCACTGAGTCTACATGATAACCAGAGATTCATATGACCCGTTTTAACAGGTTTTATGGGTTTTACAATAATTATAGTGGAAATTGTCTCTGTTTCTATGTTTATAGGTATAGGTATGGCCGCAGTAGGAATTTCAGGTAACAAATGTATGTTATATTGACTATTACCAGGTAATATCATATTTGGAATTATTGATTTAAAAGGTATATTATTTTTAACTGCTTCCATTTTTGCTATAGACACTTCTTCTCTTAGAGTATTTACATAGAACTTACCATCTTGATTTGTTGAAAATGCAGTATAATAAAAATAAAGGCCGTTGGTTAATTGACCCAGGGAAATCCAAGATTTTAATCTGGCTTCACCGACTTGTATCCAAAAATACTCTTTTATATTATTTGGAAATGTATCAGGATAACTTCCCAAATCGGCATCGGATTGTGTGATAAAACGCCTATATATGGATTCAACGGAATAATCAAATTGTTCTTGAATATACATATAGGGTTTCTGCATTGCATTAGTATCTATAGAATTTGAAGACATTTTGCGCATTCTAGTATCCCTGGTTTCCATCTATTCTAAATATTTATAAAAACTTTAACCGCTGTCCCACAGGTATAAAAAGGGGGTCTGATTCCTTTATATCAAAGGCATCCACCCATTCTTGAAAGTGGGGTACAATTAAATTCACACGGTCTTCAGCCAAGGAATGTACGCTTTTTATTATATTATAAAGAACTTTTTTTTTTCGCATTTTGTCTCTCCAGGAAACAGCATAACTAATAAATAATATTTTCATTGCCTTTTTTATTGCCTCCTCTGAGGCGTTCTGCTCTTTCAATTCTTGCTTTAATGCATTCAACACGATGACTATACCACCGAAATCTGCCCAATTTTCGCTTAGAGTTTTTTTACCATTTAGATGTCTGCCAAAACGTTTATGTTTTGTAAAGAATTTAGACATTTTATGCACCCTCTTTTTAAAATGTTCTGTATTTTTGCGTGTCCACCACTGTCTATACTGCGCTTGAGGGTTAAATTTACTTCCGTCTATATCAAATGCATGTGATATTTCATGCGCTATTGTTGCACCTATCCCTCCATAATTCCACCCTAGAGGCGCGTTAGATATAAAAAACGGGGAATGTAAGATACCCCAAGGTATAACAATCTCGTTAGTTTCTTCATAATAGGATGCATTTACTATAAAACACGGGTATGTAAGTTTAGATTTTTCACTAGGGTGACCAGATTTTTTATATATTTCTGTATTTTTTGTGGCAATAATTGAGATGTATGTGTGAATTATACTTTCAGGGTAATATGGGATTTTAGGCAAATTATCTGAATCACTTGTACCAATATTTATTTTCATACGGTTTATTTTTTCAATAACGCGTGATGTGCTACTGTTGCTAAACGATTTATTGCTGCTCATTGTATTTACCGCGGCAATTTTAATTTTTTTAACAAGATCTTTTATTTCTTTTTGTTTTTTTACGTTGTATTCCATTTTAGAAAATTCAGAACAAAGTGCAAATCCTAATAGAGAACTTATATTATTTATAAAACGGGTTTCATCGGACATTTTTACGCTAATACCACGCATTTCCTTTTGAAAAAGATTTAAATATGCATTTTCAATATTTAGATTTAAGTATTCACTATATATATTTAAAATACGTAATGTAAATAATGCAGCAACTTTTTCTTTTTCAGCCCTACAAAACCAGTGTAACAATCTTTTAATGCAAATTTCATCTTCTAAAATCCAAAATTCTTGCTGCCAATTATTAGATATACTAAGACCACTCATGAATTCTACCCAATTAAAATCGGGTACAATATTTGCTAATTCTCTACCCCTTACCTCTCTATATACAGTTGAGTCATTTTTAGTAAAAATTTTTGTTAATTCAATTTCTGCATCTATTGCCAAGGTTAAATAGGGTAGTCCAAGTTCTATAGCACAAGTGCTAATATATTCTTCATAGGCTTTCCATATTTTTTCATGATTATCACCCTTTTTAAAATAGTATAAATCTGGCAAAGTGAGTACTCCAGGAATAAGAGTTTTTCTGGAAAAATACGGTTTTCTATGTTCCTCTCTAATTTTTAAATTAAAAAGTACTGAAATACCTGACTTACAAAATGATCCCAGTAAAAATGAAAAATCTGATATATCTCTACAATCAAGAATTTGATTAATCAGTAGTTTAATGAAGGCTTGTTCGTTTGCGCGTTTACTATTCTTCCAAACATATTGAAAAAATTGAATATGTTCAGGTGCATCTTTAGGAATTTCACCAACAGCGGGTTGTTTATCTTTACATTTATCAAGTATTTCTTTAATTTTTTTGCGATTTTCTTTCTCAATCTCATCGGATGCCCCGAATTCACTAACAGAGGGTGGTATTTTCGTTTGTTTCAACCACTTCTGATTTATATACTGATAGAAATCGTTTCCTGGTTGTTTGGTATCTGACTTTGGAAGTTTTAAATAATTCTCTATGAACCGGGATTGCGAATTTAGCATTTAAAATGCCCCTCTGATTATAGCCCATATTTACTTTATTGATGTGTCCAAGAGTTGTTGCCTTGCGATTTGGTATTCTGTATAATGAAATTAGGCGCATAGAACGTTGTTTATAGAGTTCTGATTCTACAACCGGTACACTATTTAAAAGGAGACGGTTCATTGGCAACGGCTCCTACTACAGATGCTTGATATTTAGGCCGCTGGTATATTTGAACTGGAAAGTTCGGGGGATATATCCCCCGAATTTGCCTCCTCAAAGATCCCAGCGGCCTCAGCGCAGCAAGGCGAACGGGTATTTGAAATGCCCGTTTGTCTAAGAAAGTTAGTTACCTCCCCTTGCATTTGCTCTATAAGGGGGTGTTTCATACCCACATTTGTCCATAAAGCGCATGAATAAATGTCTTGGCCACTGTACTGGTATAAAAAGAAGCCATTTGAATTCACACTAATAAGGCGGTATCCACAACTCTGAAGGTGACCGGCTGCCTGACAGTGAATCTGGCTTTCATCGGGAGATGCAGACCAGCGAAGATAGAGAATGGAAGGGCGGTACTTTGAGGCCAGAAGGGATGCCAAGAGGCCAACTTCCTCATTATATAGCTCAATCTTACAGAGGGCAAAGTGGGGCTCGGCGTCTGCATTACTAGCAGTGTTCTTACGAAGCGCGGCAGCCTTGTTTAAGAGGGTCTCCCAACTAGATACGGGGTGATTTACCATACATTTTTCGTCTGACCTATCAACCACTTTGCGTGTGCCATCATG